CAGCATAGACATCCGGGTACAGAAGATGAAGGAGATTGTAGATGCTTCGCCGGATGATCATTTCTTGTTGTGGCACGACCTGGAGAGCGAACGGCACGCAATCAAGAAAGCGTTGCCTGAGACGGTCGATATCTATGGATCCATGGATTATGAGACGAGAGAACAGCGTGTAATTGATTTCTCGAATGGAAAGACACGGTTGTTTGCAACAAAGAAATCGCTGTCTGGCTCGGGGTGTAATTTCCAGCGGTATTGCCACCGGGAAATATTCCTTGGTATTGATTATGAATTCAATGATTTTATTCAAGCAATCCACAGATGTTACCGGTTCTTGCAGAGTCAGCCGGTTGTGATTGACATTATCTACATGGAGAACGAGCGGCAGATCAAGGAAGCATTGCTGGAGAAATGGAAGAATCATAATTACATGGTCAAGCGGATGGTTGAGATCGTGAAGAAGTATGGACTTAATTCAGCGAACAAAGCTGAACGATTGGAAAGGAAGATGGGAGTGGAAGGAACAAGAGAAGAACGAACCGTGCGAGGTAATCACTATGAAGCGGTATACGGCGACTGTGTGGAAGAAACACGCGTTATGGCAAGTAACAGCGTTGATCTGATACATACGTCGATACCATTCGGCAATCACTACGAGTACAGCGCAAATTATAACGACTTTGGACACAACCAGGATACAGAGCGGTTCTTTGTACAGATGGACTACCTGACGCCGGAGCTTCTGCGAGTGTTAAAGCCGGGTAGAGTGGCAGCAGTGCATGTTAAAGACAGAGTGCTTTTTGGAAATGCGACTGGTACCGGGATGCCGACGATCGAGCCGTTTCATGCGGATTGTATCGAACATTACATGAAACATGGGTTTATGTATTTCGGCATGATCACTGTTGTGACGGATGTTGTACGAGAGAATAATCAGACATACCGCCTTGGCTGGTCTGAACAGTGCAAGGATGGCACCAAGATGGGTGTAGGATGCCCGGAATATATCTTATTGTTCCGAAAGCTCCCAACGGATCATAGCAAAGCATATGCAGATGATCCAGTATCAAAGAGCAAGGAAGAATACACAAGGGCACAATGGCAGATAGACGCACATGGATATTGGAGATCGTCGGGCAATCGTCTGATCAGTAAGGATGAGCTGAAAGAGATATCGGTGGATAATCTGCAGAAAGCATACAGGAAATACAGCAGAGAGAGCGTTTACAACTATGAAGAGCATGTGAAGCTTGCAAAAGAACTTGATAAGGACGGCAGACTGCCGGCTACTTTCATGGTGGTTGCTCCGGGATCATGGAACCAACTTGAGGTATGGGATGATATCAACCGGATGCGGACACTTAACACGACACAGAGCCGCAGAAGAGCACAGATGCATGTATGTCCATTGCAGCTTGATATCGTGGAGCGAATCATCAACAGATACAGCAATCCGGGAGATGTCGTATATGATCCGTTCGGCGGACTTATGACGGTACCGATGACGGCGGTTAAGATGCACCGCTTCGGGAAAGGCTGCGAATTGAATCCTGATTATTTCCGAGATGGAGTTGGATATCTGCAGGCAGCAGAAAACGAGATGGACGAGCTGACACTGTTCGATTTTATGCCGGGGGTGATGGAGTGATACACGGAGAGCTTATTGTAGATAATTTCGCTGGCGGTGGCGGAGCGTCAACAGGCATCGAAATGGCGACTGGGTATAGCGTAGATATCGCAATCAACCACGATCCAGAAGCGATTAAGATGCACAAAGCCAACCATCCACGAACTAAACATTATTGCGAGAATGTGTGGGCGGTAGACCCGATCGCAGCATGTAAAGGAAATCCGGTAGGACTTGCTTGGTTTTCACCGGACTGCAAACATTTCAGCAAAGCCAAAGGCGGAAAACCTAAAGACAAGAATATTCGTGGACTTGCGTGGGTAGCCTGCCGGTGGGCAGGTCTTGTAAGACCAAGAGTGATCATGCTTGAGAACGTAGAAGAGTTCAGAACATGGGGACCATTAAATCGACGCCATCACCCAGTTAAGAACAAACAGGGCAAGACCTTTGAACGGTTTGTAAGACAGCTTGAAGAGTTAGGGTATGAAGTGCAATTCAAGGAGCTTGTGGCAGCAGACTATGGAGCTCCAACAATGCGAAAGAGATTCTTTATGATTGCACGCTGTGATGGAAAATCAATCGTATGGCCAGAGCCTACACATGCACCGGCGGACAGTGAGGAAGTCAAGGCAGGGTTGTTTAAACCTTATGTTGGAGCCTACACGCAAATTGATTTTAGCCTGCCTTGCCCGTCCATATTTGATACTTCCGAGGAAATCAAGGAAAAATACGGCATACGGGCGGTCAGACCGTTGGCACCTAAGACTATGGAAAGGATAGCAAGAGGATTAAAGAAATTTGTACTGGATAACCCAGAGCCGTTTATCATTCAGTGTAAATTTAACAATGATGCGCAGGACATCAAAAAACCTTTAGGAACGATAACAACCATAGGAAGTCACTTATTAGTGGAACCATACTTATCGGTAAATAGGGAAAACCATTTCGGAAGCGATATGAGGGAACCGATACATACTATCACATCGAATAATCAGCATATGCTTATGACACCGACGCTGATCCAGTATCATTCTGAAACAGCGCAGGGAGAAGTTCGAGGGCAAACCATAAAAGAACCGATCATGACAGTTGATGGTTCGAACCGGTACGGATTGGTTACATCGTTTCTCAGTAAGTTCTATAAGACGTGCATCGGGCAGGATGAAAGAGAGCCGTTACATACAGTGACAACGTCTGCGGGGCATTTTGGAGAAGTCCGGGCATTTCTGATTAAATACTATGGTGATGCTACCGGACAGGACATTAAACAACCATTAGACACGGTTACCACAAAGGATAGATTTGGTCTTGTAACGATTGAGGGTGTTGATTACCAGATTGTGGATATCGGACTTCGAATGTTGGAACCACGAGAGTTATATGGATGTCAGGGATTTCCAGAAGATTACATTATTGATCATGATTATACTGGCAAGACATATCCGAGAACGGAGCAGGTAAGAAGATGCGGCAATGCAGTGTGTCCACCGATACCGGCTGCACTTGTGAGAGCAAATCTTCCGGAAATGTGTGTTGCAAGAAGAACAGCCAATATGAGAGTTGCAGAGGAAGCAAATGGACAGTTGATGATGTTTGCGTAGGAGGTAGATATGGAACAAGAACAATTTGACTTCTTGGAAGATATTGAGATAGACAAGCCGGATGTGGAATTCCAGAAGTGGAAAGAACAGAAGCGTGAAGCAAAAAGCCGGATGATTGCCATGCAATATCAGCCATATGAAGTAAAAAAGAAGAGGTCAGAACTCCGTGCAATAGAATTTCTTCAGGAGATGGATAAACGTGGAAAAACAGCACATGTGAGTGTCGGTGGACTTGATAGTATTACATTGCATGTATTCTTGAAATCTATCGGAATTGATGTACCGGCAATATCAGTATCGAGTTTGGAAGATGCAAGTATTCAGAGAGTGCATAAAGCACTTGGTGTGACAATTCTGCATTCATATAAGACAAAGACACAGGTATTGAATGAGGTTGGATTTCCGGTAATCAGTAAGCGTATAGCAGGTAAGATTGCATTGTTACAGAATCCGACGGAAAAGAATAAAACGGTCAGACATGCGATTATTACAGGTGAATGTGGAGAACTCGGACATTTTCAGAAGAATAGCCGGATGAAATTGCCGCAGAAGTGGTTGAAATTGTTCGGAGGGTATGAAAACGAAAATGAAGGAGTGAACTATCAGAAACCGGATTTCAAGGTATCAAATGATTGTTGCTACTGGCTCAAAGAAAAACCATGTGACGACTGGGCGAGGGAACATCAGAGCTATCCGTATCTTGGAATGATGGCATCGGAAGGCGGGCAGAGAGAAGAAGCGCTTACCGATCACGGATGCAACTACTATGGAAAAACCACAATGCGATCGGCTCCGTTTGCTCCGTATATGCGAAATGACATATTAAAGCTGGCATTGGAAATGGATGATTGGTATCACAAAAACATGGATGTGTTTGAGAAGTTGTACTATGAGCAACCTTACAGCAAAGACAAGAATGGAAATGTAATACCATATGAGCCGGTGGATAGCATTATACCGGATATTTACGGCGATGTAGTACAGGATCAGTGCGGAAATCTTCGGACTACAGGAGCACAGCGAACCGGATGTAGTATGTGTGGCTTTGGCATTCACATGGAGAAAAGACCACATAGATTTGATAAATTGCGAGAGCGTAACCAGAAAGAATGGGAGTATTACATGTACCGGTGTTGTACAGATCCAGAGACTGGAGAGAAATATGGCTGGGGAAGAGTTCTCGATTACATAGGAGTTCCGTGGGAAGATTATCCGGCAATTCAGATGGAGTTGCCATTAGATCAGATGATGTAGCGTCGAAATTTGAACTTTGAAAATTGAATAATGATGGTTGGAGTGGTATAATATCCTTACCAATACGAAGGAGGATATGTATTATGGGTTTAATTGATAACACAAAACAGTTTTGTTTAACATGCAAAAATAAGGGTGTAGTAGACACTATAAGTGCAGAGGACATGGATAAATTTGATGAAGAATATGATAGACTAGATAAAATGGGATGTCTTTCCGCAGATCAAGTTTATGACAAAGCCTCACAAGGATGCAAAAAAGATTATTTCTACTGTCCGTATTGTGAAAATGGACAAAAATATAAAGATAAATATCCTAAGTACAGAGCATAAAAGTGTATGTATTTGATACCAACCATCATTATTCGATGGTTGGTATTTTTTTGCGCAAAAATGGAGGATATGAGCATGTACATAGAAGAAATAACAGGGCAGACGATTATTCCGAATCTGATGGACGATGAGAACGTCTGCATGATTAAGAGAAATTATTCGGGCAAGCTGGAGATCATTGAGCTTGCTACGTTCCAGATTTCGAAGATTAAGAAGTATATGGAACATAAGGATGTTGCATTTGTTATCGTAAAGGATGATGAAAAGGGAGCGTGATTTTGTTGAGAAAAATGAACGTAAAGAACTATCTGCAGCAGGTACAGAAGATTGATGCTGTGATCACAAACAAGATGATTGAGCGGGAGCAGTGGCTTACACTTGCAAGCTCATTGTCCGGTCAGCCGGATGGAGAGCGTGTGAAGTCGTCAGGATCCAACCAGAAGATGGAAGATTCGGTTGTTATGGCAATCGATGCTGCAAGAGATATTGATAAGTATGTGGCAAGGCTTAGAGATGTTAAGAGCGAGATCAGCGAAGTGATACAGCAGATTCCTGTCAAGGAGTATAATGTGCTGCACAAGCTCTACATTCAAGGCAAGGACCTTGACGATGTGGCAGCGGACAACAAGAAATCATATTCATGGGCGTCAACCATGCACGGAAGGGCACTTGCTCACGTTCAGGGCGTGCTTGATACATTAGAAGCTCTTCCAGAGAACAGCGGGAAGTATCGTTTTCGGAAGGGGTTGAAGCTGTGAGTGAATATCCATGTAAAGGATGTACGGACAGAAAGGTAGGTTGCCATGGCGAGTGTGAAGGCTATAAAGCATTCGCCACGGAGCAACGGAAGAAAAATGAGTGTATTAGAAAACAAAAAGATGCTTTGAGCGATTATCTGGATATGAAACGAGATGCTGTAAAGCGGGCGAAAAGGAGGAGATGATGCATAGTGATGAACAAGAGAAAATCGATTCCAAAGAAGATACGGCTTTTAGTATATGAAAAATGTAACCATAGATGCGGTTATTGCGGTTGCGAGATCGAATATAAGGATATGCAGGTAGACCACGCAAAGCCGCTTAGAATTGGAGGGGAAGATGATATATCAAATTACATGCCAGCTTGTAGGAGCTGCAACCACTATAAAGCCACTTTAGATGTCGAGGAATTTCGAAAGTATCTTTCAGAAATACATAAAAGGCTTATGCGTGACAGCATACCTTATCAAGTGGCGGAGCGGTTTGGAATCGTTAAGTATGTGCCTGACGATGTAGAATTCTATTTCGAAGAATTGAGAGGTGAACAGAATGGAAAATAGATATTTGTACAAGGCAAAAAGACTTGATAACAGAGAATGGGTGCAAGGTGCGTTATTTGACGGAGAAAGTCATTGCATTATAGGGCAAGAAATAAAATTTAGTCCGTACATAGAACATGAATGCAAAATCGTCGGATATGAAGTGGATAGAAGCACCATCTGCCAATGCACAGGCTTGAAAGACAAGAACGGCAAGCTGATTTGGGAGAATGATGTTGTTAGAGATGAAAATGGTAATTTTTATAAAGCAATTTGGCAGAATAACCATTATCAGTTCTCTTGGGTTTGCGTCAAATCAGATGTATTTTTTACCGGTGTAAAGTGGGATTTGTGGAGCTTCAAGAGTTTTGAAATTGAAGTTATCGGCAACATTTTTGACAATAAAAAGTTATTAGAAAGCGAGGGGCAGTATGATTAGTAACTATGAGGAACTTTTGGAAGAAGAAGTGCGGAGACGTCAGCAGGAAGAAGACGAAGTTAGAGAAAATCCATTGATGCAGTACAGCACATCCCAGTTGAAAGCAGAACTGCGCAGAAGAAAGAGGGATGGTTTTAGATATGGCTAAAGTATCATTCGATATAGATATACCGGAACTATTAGAAAGCGAGGAATAATATGACAGAGAGTGAAGCGATAGAAGCAATACAGTTTGATTTAAAAATAGGCGGTGAAATACATTCTAAGGTATTGCGCGATGCTGTTGATGTTGCTATACAGGCACTTGAAAAGCAGATTCCTAAGAAACCGCTATATATTGCAAATTTAGGTTGTACAGCATTATGGTTATGCCCAGTATGCGAAAGAAGAATAATCAGAAGTGATTTAGTTTACTGCCATCAGTGCGGACAGAAATTAGATTGGAGTGATGAAGATGAGCGAAGCTGAATATATGGAAGATGGAGCGGATTATTTAGAGGAAGGATGTCAAAGACAGACTTGTGATGGCTGTATGGCTTACAATTATTGTCTGATAAAAGAACAGGAGGGCGAAGAATGAGATTGATTGATGCGGACGAATTAAAAAATGTATTAGTAAAACACTTTGATGCTTATTTTAACGAAAATGGCAGACTTATGTATAGCGACCACATATGCACAAGCGACGATGTAAGCGATTTGTTTAATTTGATTGACAAGCAATCGACCGCATATGACACAGATGATGCCGTGGAGCGTTTAAAGAAAGCATCATACGAACGGTTCGGGAATGACGGCATGGGCGGAGAACTTGTAGTTAACTTAGATGATGTGATCGAGATTATAAAGGGTGGTGGTAAAATCTATGGGAAAGTTGATTGATCCGGAAAGATTAAAGAGCAGATTGGAAAGTTATGCTGAAACATACAAAAATGCCGGCATGGATGTACCGTATGATATGGCGGTTGTGACGGACATCATAGATCGGAGCATTAACAGCTACGATGTGGATTATGTAGCAGAGGATGTAGCGGATATGCTGGAGGGTATTGTTGACGAAAATCTGCTTGATGATGTGGTGTCATGCATCAAAAGAGGGTATAGTTTGAATATGTACACATAAAATCAGTATAAAGATTGTGAAAAAGTTGTAAGTTTTTTGACTTATTTGTATAACATGAGACGAGAAATCTGTGTTATATTTAATGTATCATAAATGGAAGTTAAAGGCATCGTGCATTTTGCATGGTGCCTTTTGCTTTATGCCTGCCGTACTCTTTAGCTGATCATATCCTCCGGTGCGGTAGGCTTTTTGTTTGGATGGATATTGTAAAGGATGGTGATTGTGATGGCTAAGCTTACAGCCAAACAGCAGAGATTCTGTGATGAATACCTGATTGATCTGAATGCCACACAAGCAGCTATCAGAGCAGGGTATTCGAAGAAAACGGCATATAAGGCAAGTGATTGGCTGAATGAAAAAAGCCAAGAAAAACCAAGTTCAAAATTTAATAGAGCTATGAGGGAGTACATAGACAATAGACTAGCCGAGAAAGAAAAAGCCTTAATTGCCGATCAGGATGAGGTGCTTAAGTATCTCACATCCGTGCTTCGTGGACAGAGCAAATCGACAGAGATTGTGATTGAAGGCTTGGGTGATGGAAGCACAAAAGCTCGGAAGATGGAGAAAGAGCCATCGGAGAAGGATAAGCTGAAAGCGGCGGAGCTTCTTGGCAAGCGATATGGATTGTACACCGAGAAGGTTGAAGAGAAGGTTGATATGGAATTGAATGTGACTATCGATTATGGAGATGAGGAAGATATCGGCGGTGATGCCGATTGAATCTGAACGTGAAAGCAAATCCATGTTTCCGGGAGATAGACCGAAGCACGAAGCGATATATTGTGATGAAAGGCTCTGCCGGTTCAGGAAAGAGCGTTGACACAGCGCAGAACTATATCCTGCGGCTGATGAAGGACAAGGGCAGGAACCTTGTATGTGTCCGTAAGTCAGATATCACGAACAGAGACAGCACCTATGCAGAGCTTACAGGTGCTGTGTATCGGATGTTTGGAGATAAGGCGGAGCGATATTGGAAGATGACCACATCGCCATTGTCGCTTGAATGTCGGGCGAATGGCAACCGCATTATATTCCGTGGAATGAATGATGATAAGCAACGAGAGAAGCTTAAGTCAATCACATTCCAGAAGGGAAAGCTCACAGATGTGTGGTGCGAAGAAGCAACAGAGCTGACGCAGGCAGATGTGGAAATTATAGATGATAGATTGCGTGGAGAATTGCCGCCCGGGCAGTTCTACCAGCTTAGAATGACCTTCAACCCGGTGAATAAGAATCATTGGATAAAGAAGGTCTATTTTGATAGATATGATCCGGACGTGCTGACACACCATAGTACATATCTTGGGAACCGCTTCATAGACGAAGCGTATCACCGCCGTATGGAACGTAGAAAAGAAGTTGATCCCGAAGGCTATCAGATATACGGACTTGGAGAATGGGGCGAGATAGGCGGTCTGATACTTCATAACTGGGAAGTCGCGGATGTATCGCAGAATCTGAATGATTATGATGATATCGCAATCGGTCAGGACTTCGGTTTCAATCATGCGAACGCTATCTTGCTTCTGGGTATCAAGGATGATGATATATACATTCTCGATGAGATATATGTGCATGAGAAGGAAACAGCGGAGATCATTCCGCTGGCGATTCAGCATGCTATACCGACGAATAAGCCTATGTGGTGCGATTCCGCAGAGCCGGACAGAATCAAGACATGGAAGGGCGCAGGTTATCGTGCAAAGGGCGTTGATAAGGGCGGTTCCGCCGGATCTGTCAAGGCTCAGATAGACTGGCTCAAGGGTGTGGTCGATAAGAACCACATTATACGAAGAAGAATATATGTTGCCCCTCATTGTGTAAATACAATTAAGGAGCTGCAACAATGGAAATGGAAAAAGGACGAACGAACAGGTGAGTATACTGACGAGCCGGTTCCAATCATGGATGATGCGATGGCGGCACTTCGATATGGCATTGAAGGATGGCGTAAGCCTTGTCCATGGCTTATTTAATTAGAAAGGGCAAAGAATGTGCTGACGGTAGACGAGATTAAAAAGTTCATAGACGACGATAAAACGAGCGAGAAGAAGCAGTTTGCAAAGGTTGGTGAGCGGTATTATGACGGCGACAATGACATCAAGCAGTACCGCTTATTTTATTACAATGCAGATGGCAATCTGGTTGAAGATAAGACTCGAAGCAATGTGAAGATACCGCACCTCTTCTTTACGGAGCTGGTAGATCAGGCGGTGCAGTATATATTATCCGGCAATCGAAACGGAGAACGCATTGTGCGATCGGATGATCCAGAGCTTCAGAAGCATATGGATAAGTATTTCAATAACAATGACATCTTTATGGATGAGCTGGCTGAGTGTATCACAGACTGCAAGGTCAAAGGATTTTCATACATTTATGCATACAAGGATGCGAATGACAGATATGCATTTGCTACAGCTGATTCCATGGGCGTTATTGAAGTGCGTAAGAAAGACACGGACGATGGATGTGCCTATGTAATTTACTATTATACGGATCGCATAGATAAAGGACACAAGGTTATAACACGTGTGCAGGTGTGGAGTGAGAAAGACACGACATACTATGCGATGGTTGACGATGGTGCACTCATGTTGGATGATTCTGTGAAGATCAATCCAAGACCTCACATCCTGTACAAGAAGAGTGGCGGGAAGGAAGATGATACATATTATGAATCACTCGGTTTTATTCCGTTCTTTCGGCTGGATAATAACAAGAAGCAGCATTCGTCTCTGCGACCGATTAAACCGCTGATTGATGATTATGATCTGATGGCATCGAGCTTATCCAATAACTTGATTGATTTCGACACACCTTTGCATGTGGTTAAGGGATACGAAGGCGATAACATGGATGAGTTGCAGACAAATCTCAAGACAAAGAAGATTATCGGCACAGGAGAGAATGGCGATGTCGACATCAAGACAGTTGATGTGCCGTATCAGGCACGTAAGGAGAAGATGGAGCTTGATGAGAAGAATATCTATCGTTTCGGCATGGGTCTGAATACGGCCGGATTGAAAGATACGTCAGCAACAACGAATATCGCTATCAAGGCGGCATATTCGCTCTTGGAACTGCAGTGCAACAAGCTGGAGATCCGGTTGAAGAAACTGCTCCGGCACCTCGTACGGATTGTAATTGAAGAGATCAACAAGACTGAGCAGAAGGGCTATCAGGATTCAGACGTATATTTCAAGTTTGAGCATGTGATCATGAGCAATGCGCAGGAGAATGCACAGATCAAGCTCACGGAAGCGCAGGCACATCAGGTAGTAATCAACACGATCATGTCATTAGCAGACACCCTAGATGATGAGACGATTATCAAGGCTATTTGTGATGAGTTAGATATTGACTACGAAGAGATCAAAGACAAGCTGCCGAAGGACGCAGAGAAGGACACTGTGGATGCTAAGCAGCTGTTGGATGGAGTTGTGACGAATGAACAAGCGACAGAAGGAAGTTCTGCAAGCACAACTGAATAGTGAGGAAGAGGTAATTGCACAGTTAAAAAGCACGTATGGGCAGGCTCTAAGGGATTGTGAAGCAAAGATACAGGAGTTATCGATGCGGGCAGACCTTGAGCCTGAAAATATACAGTCAATCATATATCAGAAGCAATATCAGGAAGCAATCAAGGCGCAGTTGGAAGGAGCACTTACAAATCTGCAATCAGATTCATATGCAACTGTATCCGATTATCTGACACGGAGTTATCAGGATGGATATCTCGGCTCTATGTATGATATGCAAGGGCAGGGAATACCGCTTGTGATGCCGGTAGACCAAGAAGCTGTGACAAGGGCAGTGGTACTTGACTCTCAGCTTTCTACATCTCTGTATGACCGAATGGGTGAAGATGTAAAGGCAATCAAGAAAGCAGTGCGACAGGAAGTATCAAGAGGAATTGCGCAGGGCATGACATGGAGCAACATTGCATCGAACCTTGCACGGAATATGAAGCATACGCCGTTCCAGAAGGCGTACAACAATTCAATCCGGATTGCCCGGACAGAAGGGCATCGCATACAGAATCGTGCCGCATTGGACGCTCAGAAGAGAGCAATAGATCGTGGCGCAGAGGTTGTAAAACAGTGGAATGCGGTACTTGATGGAAGAACAAGATCAGAGCACCGAGATCTGGATGGTCAAATCCGAGAAGTCGACGAGATGTTTGAAGTCGCCGGATACAAGGCAGAAGCTCCGGGATTGTTTGGTGATCCATCACAGGATTGTAATTGCCGTTGCTGTCTGGATCAGAGAGCGAGATGGGCGCTTAATTGTGGTATTGTGAAAATGGATAATTTCTCGAAACAAACAGTCACTTTCGAATCTCCAGAAGAGTATGCGGAGTGGAAAAAAGTATACTGGTCTGATGAAAATATCGCATATATGCAGCACGTTACGGCAATGGAGAAGAAATATGGCAAGAACTTCGAGAAGATGCTTAATTCCATGACCGATAAGGAGTATGAGAAGTATAAGCGACTGCTGGATAACAATCCGATGTATAAACCGAAAGTGACACTTGTTAAGAATGCAGAAGAAGCTAAAACTGCATTAAAGAATAGAATTGGCTTTAGAAACTGTAATATAGATTCAATGGACGAAAGACTGATTGTGGATAATACAAATCAGCTGATCCGTCTGGAAAGCAAATTCGGAGTAATACATAAATCCGATTTTGTAGATATTGATGTAGACGAAGGTAATTTCGCCGGAAATGTGAATAGCAGCAGATTATCACCAGCAAGTCAATATTTGGTTCTGAATAAAAAACGTTATACGAATAGAGATTCCCTGATAAAGAAGGAAATCAAAGATATGGATAGTGGATACTCAATGCCTTTTTCACATACAAACGAAGAAGCTTCCATAGCAACGGTAACTCATGAATATGGACATATGTTACAGAATGTTATCAAGAAGGACTATATGGAGTCTCTTGGTTGGAAAAATTCAGATATGCTTGCATTTGTAAATAAAAGCGCAAAAACGGACAAGGCAAAATATAAGTGGTATGCAGATGTTCAAAAAACTGTTCAAAATAATTGTTATGATGAAATAATTGCAATTGCGAAAAGAAACAATCCTGCATTTGATTTGGACGCAAATATATCAGAGTATGGAAAGACGAGTAAGGCAGAGTTTTTTGCAGAAGTATTTGCCAACAGCCAGCTCGGAAAGCCTAATGAATTAGGTGTAGCTATGAATGAGTGGCTGAATAAGAAATACCTTGCAAATGGCGTGGAAAATGGTACAATAAAGCTAAGTAATATAGATGTTCGTAAGAAGTATATTGAAGAAGTTTCAAAGATAAAAGGTACTATAGATAATAATCTTCCAATCGAACAACAAGCTAGACAGGCTTTTGAAGCTAGAAATCGAATACGGACGGAAGCCAGAAGCTTGATGGCAGATGAAGCAACACGGGTACAGTTGGAAAAAGAAAGGCCTAATAAGACATTTGAAGAACTCATCTCTTCTAAGATGAAAAGGAAGGGAATGACCAGGGATGAAGCAATCAGAGATATTTATGATACTGCAACCAAAACAAACGCAAATGTGAATAGAGAGTTAGGATTGGGTGGTGATTGAGATGTTTGAATATAATATTTGCAAAGAAGCTAGTAATGAAGAGTTCAAAAAAGCTTGCAATAAAATTGAACAGAATATTAGTAATTTAAGCTCTGGCGATCCACTTGTAGATGTTGACGGATCAGTAGTGAAGATTTATAAAAATAGTGATGATACGATAAAAGTATTTAATGATTATGAGGTTGATGCTGTTTGGATAGAATCAACCATAAATCTTGATAGAGTATTAAAGTAGAGAAAGCACTCCGCAGTAGCAGGGTGCTTTTTCTATGTAACAAAATAATTATGTAATTTAGACCATGATTAAAACGTGGTCTTTTTTTATGCCCAAATCGGCTTAAGGCGATTAAACTGTGACGAATACTTACTCCGGCAAGAGTGATAACTGCCATGCGTGACTGCGATTAAAGTCAAGAAAGGATGGAAACTATGGAACTGAAAGATGTGTTAGGAGAAGAACTGTACAAACAGGTTCAGGCGAAGATTGATGAGCAGAACTCGAAGGAAGAGGACAAGCTCAAGCATGTTCGATTTGCGGATCTGTCGGAAGGAAACTACATCAGCAAAGAGAAGTATGATTCCGAAACCGAGAGATTGAATGGACTGATCACCGGCAAAGACACGGAGATCGGCAACGCAAATAAGCTCATCGAAGAACTGAAGAAGGCTTCCAAGGGCGATGAAGGTATGCAGCAGAAGATTTCAACGTATGAGGCGGAGAATGCCCGCTTGCAGCAGGAACTGGAAGAGACAAAGGTCAGCTCTGCATTGAAAGTCGCTTTGTTATCAGCCAAGACGGATGATACCGATTATATGACCTTCAAGATTAAGGAGATGCTGAAAGAGAAGGGCGAAGAACTCAAAATCGACGATGATGGCAACATCAAAGGATGGGATGATATGCTCACAACCCTCAAGACGCAGTTCCCGGCACACTTCGAGAGTTCTGAAGGTGGAAGTCGACAGATTATTGAGAATAAGCTGGACAAGGGAGATCCGGCTGGCGGTTCTGCAGAGCCTAAGGATTTAGCAGAAGCGCTGAAACAGCAGTATGAAGCCGCAACGAACGGCTAAGAAAGGAAAGGTGAAAAACTATGGCAATGACATTAGAAGAAATGAAGAAAGGTATGAGCGATAAGGTATTCTCACAGATTGTGGATATCTTCTTGCGGCAGTCTACCGTGCTCCAGATGCTTCCGTTTGACGATTGTGTATCTGCATCCGGCGGTGGTTCAACAATGAAATACAAGTATCTTAGAAAGGTGCTTCCAGCTACAGCAGAATTCCGTAAGCTTGGCGGTTCTTATACAAACTCTGTAGCTACAAAGCAGGAGTGCGAAGCAAACCTTGCTATTATGGGCGGCGCTGTACAGATGGACAGAGTGCTTAATATGGTGGCAGGAAACTTCGACAACCTTGCATACCAGATTGAGGAACATATCAAGGCGATTGTTTCTCTGTTCCACTATACACTGATCAACGGTGATGCAACTACAACTGCATCAACAGATCATCCAGAATTTCAGGGACTGGATTCTATGCTTGCAGGAACAGCAACAGAGTATGGAGCATCCAAGTCCATTGACTTGTCAACTATCGATCAGCTCAAGGCAAATGCGGACGAATTCTACGAAGCACTTTCGCTTCTGATCCAGACAACCGCTGCAGATGCTGTTCTTACGAACACAGAGATGATTACAAAGATCCAGACTGTTGCTCGTGTGCTCGGCTATAAGACAGAGAGCGAAGAAGCATTCGGAAAGCGTATTACAACGCTGGATGGTGTCAAGTTCGTTGACATGCAGAATCATTATACTGTGAGCGGAAGCGATGCGACCGCAAATTCGGTTGTAAAGAAGGGAATCAGCAGAAAGATTGGATCAGCAGAGACAGCAACAACAGGACTGACAGACATCTATACAGTCAAGTTTGATGTGAACGATGGTTTCCATGGCATCAGTCTGAATGGTGGTTCGGTTATCAACAAGTACCTGCCTGATTTCAGCAAGCCGGGCACAGTAAAGGACGCAGAAGTCGAGATGATCGCTGCAACAGTATTGAAGAATACACAGCATGCAGGTGTACTTCGTAACATCAAGATTGCGTAAGCAAAGAGAGGATAGGTGATAAATATGCCAGCAAAGACAGAGACAAAGGCAGAAGAGACAAAGGCTGTAAAGTGGCTTGTAGTCGTTAACAATGCGCCTGCTTATTGCGGAGTTGGTGCCGGTGGCGTCCAGTTCGCAAACGGACAGGCAGTGATCGAGAGCGAGCGCATGGCATCATGGTTTAAGGAACACGACGGATATACTGTCACAGAGCAGCAGTAAGGCGGTGATCGTATGATTATGACCGTTGAAGAGTTGAAATCATATATCGATATTACTGCAAAGGATTCGGTGCTTGAAGCAAAGCTTCAGGCGCTGGAGCTCCTTATACGGAAGTATACAAATAACAACTTCCAAGACAGAAACAGACGATTTAATGCAGAGGTCAAGAGCGGAGTGCTACAGGGTGCATCGAATCTGTTTGCAGAGGGTGACACCGTACAAATATCGGAATCGTTGTATAACGATGGATTGTATGTGATTAAGGGCATTGATATGGACAATGCACATATGGATTTTGATGAGCCACTTTCGGATGAAATATGTGTACTTGTAACGAAGGTCAAATATCCTATGGATGTGAAGCTCGGTGTAGCCAATATGCTGAAATGGGATATCGAGAACCGGGACAAGGTCGGTATTCAGTCGGAGACACTTAGCCGACATTCTGTGACGTATTTCAACATGGATGGCGATAATTCGCTTATGGGATACCCAAAGTCACTTCTTGGATTCCTGAAGCCGTATATGAAAGCGAGATTTTAAATGGATGGTGATTAGATGATTGGTGGCAATATAACCGGTCAGATTCAGCTCTGTAAGACAGAGACGAATATCATCGGTTCATGCGATAAGACATGGGAGACTGTGGATGATATAACAGGGTACCTTGATCTATCGACAGGAGACAGCAAGTACACAACATACAATGCTAAGATTCAGGAATCGACGCATGTATTTCTTGCGGATTATAAGAAATTGGACAGCCGCATCAAGGCGGAGAACAGCCGTATGGGGATCAATGGAAAGGTGTATGACATCATGGTGATTGATGATCCGATGGAGCTGCATGAGCAGTTGGAGATCTATCTGAAATACACAGGAGGTCAGTAATATGTCCGATGTAGAGTTTACAAATAATTCCATACAGATCAAGAAAGCGATCAGAGAAAAAGCGATTGCATTTCTCACTGAAGCAGCCGGAGAGGTTCAGACCGCCGTACACAATGCATCCAGAGTAGATACTGGAGAGACAAGAGGTTCATACACTTATGTAGTCGATGAATCTGAATTAGAAGCAACAGTTGGATCTCCAGAAGAAAATGCCATCTGGGAAGAGTTCGGTACTGGCGAATATGCCGTGAATGGTAATGGTCGTAAAGGCGGCTGGTATTATGAGGATAAGAAGGGAAATGGACACTTCACACATGGTAAGACACCGAACAGACCGCTTGAAAAAGCCTTCAAGGCCACGAATGGTGCAATTCAGAATCGAGCAAATGAAATATTTGGAGAGTTGAAATAATGAGTATAGCAGCATTAAATTATGTTGGTGAACTAATGAAGTCCAGCGGGATTCCATACCAATTCGGAGAATGGGTTGGCGAAATCCCAGACCGATATTATGTTGGAGAGTACATGGAAGATGATTCTCCGACCAAGGAAGAGGATGGAAGTCAGGGGACAACATTTATATTGAATGGATGGACACGTGGGAATCCGATTCTATTTGAACAGGACAAAGAAACAATAGAGAGATTCTTACCACAGTCACGCATGAATCAGGATGGTTCGTGTGTGGCTGTTTTTTATTCAAATGCATTTTCGGTACCGACCGGAGATGGGACATTGAAGAGAATTCAGATCAATCTGACTATAAAAGAATGGAAGGTGATATAAATGGCAGAAAACACATGGAGAGAATTATGCGTATCTGGTGTAACAGAGAATACGCCGAAACGGATACTGTTAAATGCGTGTGTGCTGTACAAAAACTTTAAGTATGACACAAGCAAGAAGGTGTGGACAGGTACTTTGCTTGGTGCTACATCTGGCGGTACAAAGTTCACGATTGCTCCAGAGATTACAAACATCTCGGTTGATGGTGTGCTTGTTAATGCGAAGGGACTTGTGCAGAAAGTCGGCGAGACGGCAAAGGTTGAGACGAATATGGTCGAGCTCACAAAAGACTGGTTGAAGGCAACAACAATCGGACAGGAAGGCACGTCGGTAGATGAAACAATGGATGTGATTGAATCTAAGGCAACAATCGATGATAGCGATTATGTCGAGAATTTTGCATGCGTCGGATACAAGACGAACGGAACACCTGTGATCGTATTATTTGATTATGCACTTTGTACATCTGGATTGTCGGCAGATACGAAGAACAAAGAAGCATCAACAATCCCAACGACATTCGATTGCTATGCTGAGCTCAAGGCAGGCGCTATGACGAATGTGCTTCCGTATCATATCTATATGCCGAAGGAAGTTGTTGAGAGTAATACAGTTGATCAGTTGCTGGATGATGCAGCGTAATACCGAATATTAGGAGGATAAGTAACTATGGAAAAGGAAATGACAACAGAAACAGAAGTAATGCAGGGAACATTGGTAGAAGCAATAGAAGGAGTTGTACAATCTGTACAGGAAGAGATAAAGCCGTATACATTACGACCATTGAAGTCGAAAGATCTCTTTCCGATGATGAAAATTATTTCATGTATTAAAATCAGCAAGTTTTCTGACTGCTTTTCATCGGATGCAACTAAGCGCCTGATAGAAAAATCGAAACAGAATCAGAATATCACGATGGAAGATGTAGAAGAGATCGGTATGGGCGTAGCGCTTGGGATTGGCGATGTTATTCTGGCGAATCTTCCGAATGCTGAGAAATACATCTATCAGCTTCTCTCGAATCTGTCAGGTATGACAGTAAAGGAGCTTGAAGATATGAATCCGGGAATGTTCTTTGCGATGATTATGGATGTGGTCAGACAGAGTGGATTCGCAGATTTTTTCAAGGTTGCTTTGAAATCTATCGGGTAGGTGATTTAGAGTTTTGGGACTTGCTATTCAAGCGATATGCAAGTCCTTTTTTATTGATTGATGAGATGATTGCGACAGAGCGCTTGGTAGAGTTCGTGGATTCAATTGTGAAGCGGACGAACAAGGATACCGAAGAAGATGTGCTGTGGGAGTTCTTCTTGAACAAGGTGCAGGGAGAATCCTATGAGGATTTTGTAAATCGTGTACATGCTCAGGCATCATCTCAGAAATCACTATCCGATGAAGAGATCAAAGCGATGGTGGAAAATTCAATGAATGCATTCGGCATTGAATTGGTTTAAAAGGAGAATGCGATGGAATTATTTAAGATCTTTGGTCGAATCGCACTCAAAGGTCAGGCAGAAACTGAAGATGGTTTAGATTCTGTGGCAGGTAAGGCATCCGGCGTTGGACAAGCTCTTCTAAAGGGCATTGGAACATTTGCAAAGTGGGGCGCTGCGGCGGCAACGGCAGCAGCAACAGCAACGGCGGCACTTGTGAAGAGTGCTGTGACAGCATATTCGGATTATGAGCAGTTAGTCGGCGGTGTCGAGACACTGTTCAAGGATTCGGCAAGTGAAGTACAGAAATATGCTGCAAACGCATATCAGACGGCTGGATTGTCTGCAAATGAATATATGGAAACTGTCACAGGTTTTTCTGCATCATTGTTACAGAGCTTGGATGGAGACACAAAGGCAGCGGCTGAAAAGGCAAATGTAGCGATTACGGATATGTCCGATAATGCAAATAAGATGGGTACCTCAATGGAATCCATCCAGAATGCATATCAGGGATTCGCAAAGCAAAACTACACTATGCTTGATAACCTCAAGTTAGGTTATGGCGGTACCAAAGAAGAGATGCAGCGACTTTTGGAAGATGCGGAGAAACTATCAGGACAGAAGTTTGATCTATCATCATATGCGGATATCGTAGATGCGATTCATGTTGTGCAAACAGAAATGGGCATCACAGGTACTACCGCAAAGGAAGCGGCAACAACAATTCAGGGATCTGTGAACATGACGAAGGCTGCATGGCAGAATCTGGTCGTTGGAATCGCTGATGATACGCAGGATTTCGATGGACTTGTCAATAATTTTGTGGAATCCGTTACGACTGCCGGTAATAATATTCTGCCACGAGTGGAAATTGCCTTGAAGGGCGTTGGTACGCTCGTAGAGAAGCTTGCGCCGATCGTTGCCAAGACGGTACCGAATATCGTATCAACGACGCTGCCGAGTATGATCAAAGCAGGAACGAGCATGATCCGGGCGTTACTGGATGGATTGCTCAAGGCGGTGCCGGAACTGATACCGTGCTTTAAGGACATTATCAATCAGCTGATTGAGGTGATAGTGGACAATCTGCCACTGATCATCGAAGCGGCTGTTACGATAGCCGGAGCAATTGTATCTGGACTTGTAGAAGCGTTGCCGGATATACTCACTGCAGGTATTCAGCTGATACAGAGCTTGGCGCAGGGTCTTACCAATGGCATTCCGACTATTTTATCGACAGCAATTACAATTGTAAGTCAACTTGCATCAACATTGATTCAGAACGTGCCACAGATTGTGCAAACTGGCATTCAGTTACTGTTAGGTTTAGCGAATGGAATTTTGCAGGCGGTACCGCAGTTGCTTCAGGAGCTTCCGGGGATTATTACGCAGATGGTCGAAAATATATTATCTTGTATACCTATGATCATCGAGTGCGGAATTGAATTATTGACATCACTGGTTGATGCGTTGCCGCAGATTATACAGTCGATTGTTGCAGTATTGCCACAGATTATATCGAGTATAATTGAGGCGCTGCTTTCACATATTGATGAGATTATTCAGGCGGGCATTAAGCTACTTGTAGCTCTGATTGATGCATTGCCACAGATTATCGATACGATTTGTAAGGCACTGCCACAGATCATAGAGGGAATTACAGGTGCATTGCTAGATCATATTGATGATATTATTGCCGCAGGCGTTGAGCTTTTTATGGCGCTTGTAACTAATTTACCACAGATTATAGTAAGCATTGCAGGTAAGGTACCGCAGATTATTACAGGCATTGTATCCGCTATAGGTCAGTGCCTTGGTGAAATGTGGGAAGCAGGAAAACGGCTTATGAATAAATTGTGGGAAGGTATGAAAGCAATTGCCCCGGATATAGCTGCGTGGACAAAAGAATTTGTAAAGAGTATTTTCACACTGAATATAAATGTTGGTGGTGTGGCTCAGAATATTGCAAATAAAGCGGCGCAAGCAACAGGCTCTGGAAATACAGGAAGTTTTACAGCTAGAAAGCATGCAAAAGGCGGTGTTGTTGAGAAAGGTGAGATTGCACTTCTGGAAGGTGACGGAGCGGAAGCCGTTGTACCGCTGCACCAGAACCGTATGTGGATTTCGCGAGTAGCGCAGGATATGAAGAATGCGTTAGATTATGGTCAGTCATCATCTGGAAGCAAAAATGACAATGCACTGCTTGAGCTTATATATGAGCTGTTAGAGCGGCTTCCGGATCTGATACTTGAGGGTATGGAATCCGTGAATATGAAAGTTGATAAGAGAGAATTTGCAAGAATGGTAAAAGAGGTGACGGCAACTTGATAGAAAAAGCACGATATGTCAATCATATGAACGAGGTAATTGAATTTGGTGCGAATGGCATCTATATCAACGAGAACGATCTGCATGATTTCGCATGGACAGCTACAAGCATGAATGACAAAATATCGTCATTTAAGATGGGAATTGTCAAGAAGTCGTTGCCAGTCGTTTTTGCATGTAGAAATGATGACGATGGCACAGAAAGTAGAAATCGTTTGTTTGAGGTGTGTGAAAAGGATGTAGTTGCCAGAAAACATGGAAAACTCTATATTGGCGATTACTATATGCGGTGTTATGTCACAGGATGTAAGGCGTCAAAATACACCTATAATAAGCGATACATGAAGAATACGTTGACGATTCAGACGGATTATCCGCAATGGATAAAAGAAACGATTATTACATTCAATTCAAATGAGGAGATAGTTGGTAAAAACTTAGACTATAATAACGATCATCCATATGATTACACATCAAATATTCTTGGTAAAAAACTGCAAAATGCGGATTTTGTAAATACAAATTTTCGGATGCGTATTTATGGACCATGCAAAAGTCCAGAGATATTGATTGGAGGACATATGTATTCGGTGGATGTTGATATTGAAGCAAACGAGTACCTGACGATTGACTCTGTAGAAAAGACAATAATCTTGTATGAAAGCGACGGTAGTCAGAAGAATTGTTTTGATCTGCGAAATAGAGATTCTTACATATTTCAAAAGATCCCGCCGGGCGTAATGGATGTAGCTACTTCGTCAAATCTGATATTTGATATTACATTGTTGGAAGAGAGGAGCATACCAAGATGGACTTAATTTATATGAATGAATCCAAAAAAGATATCGATGTGCTCAAAGATTATACATTAGATCTTGCATATGGAAGCGACGAGAATGATTTTGAATGTAAAGTAAATATCAATAATAACGTATGTAAAACTGGTTATTATCTTTATTTTGAGGGCGAAGAATATGGCGGAGTGATAGATTCCGTTGGCGTTGATACAGATGAGACGACTGTAACATACTCAGGTCGTACATGGCACGGCATACTTGAGTCTAAAGTGTTGCAACCAGATGAAGGCGAAGACTATTTGATCGTATCTGGAGAAGCAAACGAAGTGTTAAAGCTTTTGATTGAACGGATGGGACTTTCGGAGCTGTTCAAGGTAAGCACTTTGAACTCAAAGATACAGATATCATCTTATCAGATGAATCGTTATATAAAGGGTTATACAGGCATCATAAAGATGCTGAAAGCATACAATGCAAAACTGAATATGGTATTTAATAGAGGATTTGTTGAGTTATCGGCAAGTCCTCTTGCTGATTATAGTCAGGATGAGCAGTTTGATACAGATCAGATAAGTTTCACAATTAAGAGAAATAGCAAGCATATCAATCATGTTATATGTCTTGGGCGAGGTGACCTGAAAGATAGACGAGTAATTCACATTTACTGCGATTTGCTTGGTAATATCAGTGGAACACAGACACTTACCGGATTGGATGAGATGTGTGAGATCTACGACAATTCCAATGCTGAATCAGATGAGGATTTGATTCAGGGTGGAATTGATAAGATAACAGAGTCTTTTGCAAGTGATTCGGTCGATTTTTCGTTGGACAGTAACGATCAATATATATTTGATGTAAATGACAAGGTAGGGGCAAGAGAGCAGATTACAGGAACTTATGTAGTTGCGTCCGTATCTAAGAAAATAGTCAATATAAGTAATAACAGTACATCAATATCTTATGATTGTGAAGCAGATACAGTGAGCGTGTCTGCGGGTCCATATCCATCTTCTGGTGACGGATCTGAATCTGGGCAGACAGTGAGCATCAAAATAGGATCAGTGACAACAGGTGGTGCTGGTTCAGATGCTTCTGTGAAAAATGCTGGAGACAACAAGAATATGATTCTTGATTTCGTGATACCGAAAGGCGACCAAGGAGATAAGGGCGAAGATGGAGCACCGGGAGCTGATGGTAAGGATGGCGTCGACGGTAAGAGTATCAGTGAAGTTATCAACTATTATTTGGCGACATCTGCTTCAAGTGGTGTCACAGCGAAAACAGCTGGATGGACAACAACAGTGCAGTCAGTTTCATCAAGTAAAAAGTATCTGTGGAATTATGAGGTTGTAAAACTGACAGATGGAACGATCGTAAGTACATCAATGCCATGTATTATAGGTGCGTATGGTGATAGAGGAAATCCAGGAGCCGATGGTAAGGACGGAAGTGACGGCACGAATGGAACTGACGGAATAGGAATTAAGGAGATAGAGGAGTTTTATGCTGTATCAACCTCGAATACTAAAGTACCAACATCATGGTCTACAACAGTACCGACGATGACAGCAACAAACAAGTACCTTTGGAACTATGAAACGATCACATATACGAACAATACTTCGGTAGATACTGCAAAGAAGGTTATTGGTGTGTATGGAGATAAGGGAGCTACCGGAGCGAAGGGTGATACCGGTGCAACCGGGAAAGGTGTTAAATCAACTGTGGTGACTTATCAGGCATCGTCTAGCGGTACAACAACCCCAACCGGGACATGGTCTGCGTCGATACCGGCTGCGGACACATCAAAGCCATATCTTTGGACGAGGACGATTATTACCTACACTGATAATACAACATCTACATCATACAGTGTAGGTGCTACGCCAGAAGGAATGGTTCAAAAGAAAAAGATTATTTCCGAAATCAACCAGTCAGCAGAGGAGATTTCAATCAAGGCTGAAAAGATCAGTCTTGAAGGTCTTGTCACCGCCAATGAGAATTTCAAAGTGCTGGAAGATGGTTCAATAGAGGCGGTTAATGGTAAATTTACAGGAGAGATACACGCTACGAGTGGTAAATTTGAGGGCGAAATAGTCTCATCTAAGGCGACTATTACTGGCGGAAGTATGATAATTAAAGCGGCAGACAATGATTATAAAGCAATAGATATTTATTGGGGAAATCCAAATACGCAGGGAGAAGACGGATATTATACAACACAAATATCACCTGGATCGGTCTATGGTTATGGTTACAATGGCGGACATAGCGGGTCATTCAGACTAGATTTCGATGGGTTAACGTTGACTGGAGCTGGAGCTAACATACGTTGTCTTGATATAACCGCAGCAGGAGCAATCAACGGACGTTATTGGAATTGGTCTGGGCAAGGCGGACAGCCAAGTTGGTTGTGGGGCGGAAATGATGGTGTAAACATGTATGTATATAATCCATCAAACTTTAGCGTAAACTATGCTAAATCTGCAAATTATGCTAATAGTGCTGGTGGTATTTCGGCACCTATATATGGATATGACAAAAATATTAATATTACATGTGGCGGATGGAATACCCCTGCTAGCGTGACACTTCCTGCCGGAACATATATTGGAATGGTGTTTGCAAAGATGTATGGAACTCCTACATCCAGAATGGTTATGGTATTTTCAACTAATAGCGGAGCCACCGATGCTGGGGCTTATATGTCAGACGATAATATGGATAGGGCATGCTGTAGTTCCCCAGTTGTTATAAATGTCAGTGGTAATACCAATTTTTATTTGAGGGTATACAACAGTATGTCAGGAGTTAGAGCATGTCATTGTGGGTGGTACTTAGTAAAAGTTAAATAATAAAGACCTTGGAGAGGGTCTATAAACACTACTACTTTATGAAGCGAGGAGTCAAAACATTATGAAAAAATACATTACAACATTAAGCAAACTGTTTGATATTCGTCGGTTGATTGCCAATAATGGCATCTTAGATCTTGCGTTCTCGCGTAAGGCAGGACTGTCAGTTGCACGAAATATTAAGAAAATCGACAATGAACTTGTAGAGTATGACAAGTCTCGTGACGAGCTGATACGAAAGTATTCTGATGACGGAGTTACTATGAACAGTTCGAATCCGAACTGGGACGAGTTCATCAAAGAGTTTAATGAGATCGGTTCAGTCGAAGCGTCGCTGGAAATCAACACGATTACAGCTGATGATCTGCCAGAGAACATCACACCAGCAGCATGTCTCGCAATTGAATTCATGATCGGAGAGGAGTAGCACATGACGGATGTTGAAAGAAAGATGACTACAGATGAGATTAAAGGACTGTTGACTGGAATTTCATCAATTTGTTGTTCGACGGCTACCTCAATTGATTTTTCAGGGACAGATGAAATCACAACTAAAATGGATGCTGTATTAGAATACATATCCCGAATTGAAGAAAAGGTTAATACATTAAACAGTTTGGATGATTTAGAAAGTAAGGTTGAAGAGGACGATGCTGCAATGACAACTGTGATTGCATAAAATAAAAAGAAGGAGGCTGATTATTATGCAGATAATCGACACACATTTAAAGTTTAAATCTCTTACAAAGAGAAAAAGCACAGATGGAGGAGCTGTATTTCATCATGCTGCATGTCACGGTAGTGTAGAGGATATTCACAGAATGCATCTTGCAAATGGATGGTCTGGCATTGGGTATCATATCTATATTCGTTTAGATGGCAAAGTATACAAGGGCAGACCAATCGATATGATCGGCGCACATGCATCTGGTGTGAATTACAACACGATTGGAGTTTGTTGTGAAGGAAATTTTGAAAATGAGCAGATGCCAGAAGCACAGAAGCAGGCTTTGAAAGAAGTTGTTTCATGGCTTCGCAAGGAATATGGAATTACTCGATTCAGAAAGCATAGTGATGTGAGTAAGACTGCATGCCCCGGAAAAAACTTTCCGTTTGGAGAAGTGGTGAAAGTATCCGAGAATATCCCATCGAAGACTGAATCTATACAGCAGATTCAACATATCGCTGGTAAGGGCGCTATCATTCGTGCCGGACAGATCCATGCGAATAATTTTGCCGGTGCCGGAATCGTAACGGATGGTATTCGTGGAAATGCGACCTTAAAAGCAGGAATTAAGGTGTTACAAACAGCGATGAACTTAGACTATAAGTCGAAACTTGCGGTTGATGGGATTTATGGATCTGCCACTAAAGCCGCACTTGGAAAGCACTATGTAAAAAAGGGCGAGAAACAGTACATGGTTACTGCACTGCAGATTTTGCTTATGCTTAAAGGATATGCGTGTGATCTCACATGTCCGGGGGTATTTGACACAGCTACAGAATCAGTAGTGAAAGAGTATCAGAAAAACAATCTGCTTACAGTTGATGGTGTTGTTGGATATAATACATGGATGTCGCTTATTCACTAAGCGGAGAAAGAAGGGAAAGACTATGGCACATTTAGTAACAGGGTATGCCGGGAAAGAACATATTAGATCAGCAGATCAGGGCAGCTTCAATGCTGCCTTTTTTGGTGATGGAGAATTTGTTATGAGTAGCGGATCAAGATTTGCAGGAGCAATTATCAATAACAACACAGTTAGAATTTCTGACGGCGATATGCTGATGCAGGGTAGACATATCCGTATTGAACCGAATACTTATGAAGATTTGACAATATCGACAGGTACCGCAGGAACAAATCGAATTGATCTGATCGTAATGACCTACGAGAAAAATGCGGCATCAGGTATTGAATCTGCAAAGTTAGAAGTTGTACAGGGGACCGCAACGGCGGGAACGCCGTCTGCTCCTGAAATAGTAAGTGGAAATATTTTAAATGGTGATTTGAAAAATCAAATGCCGCTATATGCTGTTTATGTATCAGGCGTAGCACTGACCAAGATATCAACACAGTTTATGGTCTGTCCGACATATAAAGACTTAGCAATCTATTATGCGCAACAGTTCCAGAACGCATGTGAAACACATTTGAATTCTTTAAATATCCTTGACTCTGCTGATGAAATCAACGCAAATTCAGCAGCAAATCAGCTTGCAGGAGCACTTGGTGTTAAAAAGCTTGCAAGTCAAAAGGCACCAGTGGCGCATAATCATGATGATTTATATTACAGAAAAGAAACGATTGACAAAGCATTGAATTCTAAGAGCAATACCAGTCATAATCATGATTATTTATATTACAAGAAATCTGAGTTCACTGGTTTTACGGTTCCAATACTTCCAGTAAATGCATGTGTACTAACTTATCAGAATGCTGTCCCGCCATTTAATTATGGAACATGGAAAAATCAGGGATCTGTTACATTAGATGTATCCTATGTTAATAATGATGGGGGACAATCACAAGCGAGGATAACACCATATATTTGGCAACGTAAGAAGTAGGAGGGATGGTATGACATCAATAATATCTGCCATGATTGCGGCGTTTGTTACATTGATCGTATGCTTAATCAATAATCACTATCAGCAAAAGGCTGCAAGCAAAAAGCATGATGAAACAATTGCATTGATAGAGTACAAGCTTGATGAGCTATCAAAAAGAGTAGACAAGCACAACAATGTTGTTGAACGTACATATCGTTTAGAGGAGCAACAGGCGGTCACAAATGAGAAAATTCGTACCGCAAATCATAGAATTGAGGATTTAGAAAATTTAGAGAAGAAAGGATGATGAATATGGATTTATCAAATTATGTAACAGTATTACCGATCGTGATCATTTGTTATCTGGTTGGAATCGGGTGTAAGGCGAGCAAGAAGATCAGCGATAAGGTGATACCGGTAATCGTAGGAATTGTGGGAGGAATCATTGCAGTACCTGCTATGTATGTGATGAAGAGCTTTCCGGCGGAAGATATTATCACGGCGATTTCAGTTGGCATCATGTCTGGTCTTGCTTCTACCGGAGTAAATCAGATATATAAGCAGAGCAAGAAATAAAATTACTACCCCATTAGCAAACGTCTATGGCGGTCCTGACGGGGAA